AAGCAGTGCGACTACTACGGTTACGGCTGCTGTTGATTTTACTAATGTGAGAAGCACCATAGATATTTTGTCTGCTGTTGTAAGACAAAATGCAGGTGCTTCAACACAATCAGATATTGCCATAAGTAGAATAAGTCGTGATACTTTTATAAATATCCCGAGCAAACGAACAACTGCAAGACCTTCGCAATTTTACATAGACAGACAAATCACACCTGTTGTAAAACTGTGGGGAACTCCTGATGCAACAACATACACTCTTGTTTTTGACAGGCTTGTAAGAATTGACGATGCAGACAATCCACAAAATACAGTAGATGTGCCGTTTAGGTTTTATCCTTGTTTAGCAGCAGGGTTAGCTTATTATATCAGTTTGAAAAAAGCACCTAATCGGGTACAACTGTTAAAAGCTGTATATGAAGAAGAATTTGAGCGAGCTGCTGCGGAAGATCGTGACCGAGCTAGTTTAACATTAACCCCTAGTAGAGATTATTACACGTTTATAAGATGAAATTTGCAACTGGACAATACGCTTTAGCTTTATGTGACCGATGCGGTCAACAGTATGATTATGTTTCATTACGAAAAGAATGGAACGGTCTAAGAGTATGTCCTGAATGTTTTGAACAAAAACACCCTCAATTAGAACCAAGTCCTGTGCCGTTTGAGCCAGAAGCCTTACGAGATCCTCGTCCTGATAGAAAAGAACCTGCTGAAATACTTGTGGGTCAAAACACATTTCCTCTTTTTACCAATACGTCGATACAAGGAATTAGCTCTGTAGGGAAAGTAGAGGTTACAACATGAGTTTTACCTATTCAACTTTAAAGTCAGCTTTAAAAGATTATACTCAAAACGATGAAGTTTCTTTTGTATCTAATCTGCCAATGTTTATTAGGCTTGCAGAAGAGCGTATACTGAAATCAGTACAGTTAAATCTTTTTCAAAAAAATGTTTCGGGATCTATGACCGCAAGTAATAAATTTTTAAATTGTCCTACAGATTTTTTAGCTCCTAATTCAATATCACTTACCAACAATAGTAATTTTGAGTTTTTAGACTTTAAAGAGTTAGAGTTTGTACAATCTTATAACCCTAACCCTTCAACTACAGGAACTCCTAAATATTACGCACAGTTTGATGTAGACAATTTTATTATAGCTCCTACTCCTGATAGTAGTTACGCTGTTGAAATGAGTTATTTTTATCGTCCTCTTAGTTTAACAGCGAGTTCATTCACTTTGACTTTAACAAGTGTGGTAGGCACTTTTACAACAAGCGATACAATAACAGGAGGCACAAGTGGAGAGTCGACCGATGTCCTTTCCGTACCCTCTTCTACTTCACTTAGTGTTACAATTCCTAGTGGTGATTTTACTGTTGGTGAGACTATTACAGGAAGTTCTAGCGGAGCAACAGGCACATTATCTAGCATAGGATCTGACTCTACAGAGTCTTGGATTAGTGAAAATGGTGAACTTGCTCTACTTTACGGAGCATTAATTGAGTGTTATACTTATATGAAAGGTGATCAAGAAACCATGAATATGTATAACTCTCGTTATGCGGAATCTCTTGCAAGACTTAAAAACTTAGGCGAAGCTAAAGAAGTAACAGATGAATATTTATCAGGATCTATAAGAAAGGCTAGGACATAATGTTGACAGAAGCGTTAGGTATGTCTAATAACTTTTCTGTTACAGTTGAAACTACAGACAACAGGGGGTTTACTCCAGAGGAAACAGCCAAAAGATGTGTCGATAAAATAGTTGGCATATCTGACAATGCTCACCCTGCAATACGTGATCAAGCTCATGCTTATCGCAAACAAATGGAAACGATTATTGCGTTGTATATGAAACAAGCTATTAAAAGTGATAGAACTACTGTATACAATGCACTAAAAGATTCTGGAAACCCGAAACTTGCAGAATATATAAGGAGAATGTAATGGCTTTCACGGGAAATTTTCTGTGTACCTCTTTTAAAGTAGAGTTATTAAAAGGAGTGCATAACTTTACGGCGACAACAGGTAATACTTTTAATATCGCATTGTATGACAATAGTGCTTCGTTCACGGCAGCGACAACAGCGTATACTTCGAGCAATGAAATAAGTGGAACAAACTATTCAGCAAAGGGTCAGGCATTAGCCCCTGTAACTCCTGTAGCAAGTAGTACAACTGCACTTGTTGATTTTGCTGATGAGGTGTTTAGCAATGTAACCATCTCTGCAGTACGAGGAGCTTTGATATTTAACGAAACAGCAACAGGCGACCCTTCGGTAGCTGTGTTAGATTTTGGTGCAGATAAAGCAGCAAGCTCTGGCGATTTTACAATAGTGTTTCCTACAGCTGATGCGAGTAATGCTATAATTAGGATAGCCTAATGTCGACAGTTGTTGCTTTTCAAGGATGGAATAGTACTCTAACTTCGTGGAACGCAGGAACATGGAATACTAATGTTGCTTACTCTGTCACAGCAACAGGTAGCGTTGGCTCTGTAACAACTAATAATCCTGTCGCTGTTACTGGTGTTGCAGGAACATCTGCAGTAGGTAATACGTTTGAAACAAATGTAGGGGTGAATGCAACAGGTAGCGTTGGCTCTACTACAGTTACAGGTTTAGCGAATATATCTGTTACTGGTGTTGCAGGAACATCTGCTTTAGGTAGTATATTTGAAACACAGATGGGTGTTGCAGGTACTACTGCGGTAGGCAATACATTTGAGACAAATGTTGGAATAGGTGCTACTGCTTCGGTTAACAGTGCTACAACAGAAACATCAGGAACTGCGAATATTGAGGTAACAGGGTTTAGTGCTACGGCATCTGTTGCTTCTGTAGGTGAGTTTCCAATAGTATGGGGTCAAGTTTTACCTAGTCAGACTCCGAATTTTAGTGCAATATCACCAAGTCAGACCCCTTCTTGGATAGAAATAGCAGCATAAGGAGATAAAATATGGCAAGTGTATATACAAATGATCTACGATTAGAAGAAATTGGGTCAGGCGAACAATCAGGAACGTGGGGAGATACAACCAACACGAACCTCGAATTAATTGCAGAAGGCTTTAGTTTTGGCACAGAGGCTATAACGACTAATGCAGATACGCATACCTCTACCGTTGCAGATGGGGCTACAGACCCTGCTCGCTCTATGTATATTAAATATACAGGTACACTAGATTCTACTTGTACGATTACAATAGCTCCGAATACTTTATCTAGAATGCACTTTATAGAGAATGGCACAAGTGGTTCGCAAAATATTATTATAAGTCAAGGCTCTGGTGCTAATGTAACGATCCCTTCAGGAGATGTTAAAGCTGTTTATTTAGATGGTGCAGGATCTGGTGCTGCTGTTGTAGACGCCTTTGCTTCGTTGAATGTTGTTGACCTTAAAGTTCAAGACGATCTGACTGTTACTGATGATGTGGCGATTGGTGGATTAGCCACAATCGGTGGCACTCTTGGTGTAACAGGCATTGCTACATTTACTGACGATATAATCATTGGTGACGGTAAGACTATTGGCTCTGCCTCAGACGTAGACGCCATGACCATAGCTTCCAACGGGCAGGTAACATTTACACAAACACTGATAGGTACAGCCTTAGACATTTCAGGCGACATAGACGTAGACGGCACTGCAAACCTAGACATTGTAGATATTGATGGTGCTGTTGATATGGCATCTACTTTGGCGGTTGCTGGCGTAGTCACAGCCAACGCGGGTGTGGTTGTAGATGAAATGACTATTGATGGTGATACACTTACAGCTACAGATACTTTTACTATTGATGCCACTGGGGACATTACCCTTGATTCCGCTGGAGCAGATATTTTCTTTAGTGCGGCAGGTAATGTTGGCTCTATAAATATGGCATCTAATAATTTAACTCTTGAATCTCTGGTTAGCGGTGCAGATACAATTTTTAAAGGTAATGTTGGTGGAACTTCTACCACTGCTATGACCTTGGATTATGGAGATAATGCCTCTGTTTTTATAGCTAATAAACTCAGAAAAGGTTTCATCCAACCGAATTCTGCATTTGTACAAACCGCTTCAGCGCATCTTAATTATTGGAAGCTGGGAAGAATATATACTTATGGTCCAGGGGGCGCAAAATTAGTTCTTTACGGCAAAGCAGGATACAGTACAGGGGGGAACAACGAAGGAGAAACAATTCTTCTTATGAGAGGCACTACTAGCGCAACTGCCCTAGATGGTTTGTTTGAAACGAGAGGGGCGGCTGGTACGAGCAGTTGCACTGCAATGGGTTACGTTCCTGTTAGCGGAAGTGATTATACATTTGATATTTACGCTGCACTTGGAAACTTTCATTCTCTTGACCACGAAGTAGTAACCTCTGGTACTTGGGAGACTTCTGTTTCTAATACGGGAAGTACCTCTGCACCCACAGGATATGTTGGCTTCACTGTGGAAAACAATGTTGTGTTAGGCAGTGTTACTAGTCATTCATATA